ACTAAGTACCCGTCGCTTTCAAATAAGACTACTTCCCAGCCATCTGATGTTATTTCATTTGTCATACGTTTTCTTATAGGGGCCGCTACCTTGCCCACTAAAGAATTTACATTCTCAATGGACTCGTATCCAGCCATAAGTTCTTTAACAGAAACCAAACCGTGGGCGCTTAAAATTAGCACATCCCCACCGTACTCTATGGCAAATTTCCGACCCGCTGGGATTGCCCCTATTTGCCAGCGTCCAACCAGTCCCCAAGTATCGTCAGAACTAGGATCGTCTCCTTGGTACATCAGTACGTCCCCACCTCTACTTACTGCGACAAAGTAGTCGTCAGGACCATCACCGCTGTCATGGCTTAACGTAAAAACTCCTGCACAATCGCCTCCGATTGTATATTGACTTGCGAGGTTGAAAGCAGCGGCAGCACCAGTCTTAGACCTAACAGGAAGATAATACGGGTTGGGATTGTCTGCTAAACAATACCAAATGCGGAGTTTGTGAACTGTGACAAATCGAATATTTGTTTCAGTAATACCCGTGATACTAGTAACAGCAATCCAATCTCCTGGAGCTCCAGTAGCGGGATCATATTCTAAAAGACCGTTAGCACTGTCAGCGTATTGCAAAAATTGCGCGCCTGCGTCGTTGGTCCAGTTAATAAAAGGACCATACCCCGCTGTTGAACCTGTAGTAGCGAAGGTTTCCACCTTAGCAGCTTGTGAAGCCCCCGCTGTACTACAGTTGTAGATACCGTCACTGCCAGTAGCAAACAATTTATCGCCACTGCCGTCAGCAGCTTTTCCATGGAAAGGAATTATAGTTCGCACACTGCCCGTAACGCCGTTAGTCCATTCAGCTTGTCCAAGTCTAGTACGCAGACCCCCTTCACTAGGAACTATGTTGTATGCGTAGTGGCATTCTTCTGGGCCTAGATTGCTTAAAGCGGGAATAGTGTTGACACCCTTAACAGGGACAAGAACACGTCCAGCTTGAGCTGTTTGTGGTCCTGGTCGTTGAAGAGCTGCGGTTCTATTAAACACCGTAATTTGTATCCGGTAGATTACGGTAAATATCTAAGAATGGAAAACCCCTTGCGCCTCCGGCATTTAGAATAGGCGCTGACCCATCTTGTCCTGTGGCAGCATCAAACACTACCGAGAAGTCATCCCTAGCTTTAGAACTTTCAAAACCCTTTGCCTCTAAGAATTTAACCTTGAGAAATTTCTTAATTAAAACCGGAGGATACAACACAATATCAGTGTTTGCTAAGATTGTGGTGTATTTGGTAGTTGCTTCGGAAGCATTTTCTAACCAAGTATTTCGCACGTACTCAAAAACTATGTTCACAGCATTTGGCACTGGATCATCAGGGAATACGTGGAACTTGCCCTGTTTAAGTCGGAATGAAACATAAAGAGTTTGACCAGTTAAACTCTGGCCCTTTAAGTATTGCCAAGCCTGAGGAGTAAGTGGTCCCTGCAAGGGGTTGTTATTTGTGCGATCCCACCCTGCTTGGGGAATCATATATGCAAAATTTGTAGGAAGAGCGTAGTCTCCGTCATCAGAGGCTGAGGTAGTGATAGAGTGCTGTTCCTGAAACTCAACCCAATTATTGAGCAATAAAAGTTCTTGCCCAGCGGCATCCAGCAAATAACGGAGCTGCCGGAATGCCGTATTAGTAGAAGTAAGTACGTCAACAGCCGGATCTAATCCTAGCTCAACAGCAGCCCCGTTAATAACTGTTTGAACGTTGTCGTACACAGCCATATATTACCCCTCTTCTAACTTGATCAGCCGGTCTGTTAACTCTTCAATTTGTTGAGCCTGCACAGCAATAGTGCTGTCTCTCATGGCTAATTCCGCCGCAAGTTTTTCTGCTGCGGCAGAATCTTTCGTTGAAGCAAGAAATGTCTCTGCTCTACGTTTCATCTGAGAAATGCCCATAAAATTTTGAGCATTAGCATCTGTCATACCCGCAAGCTGCTCAACAGTGTGGACGTTGAAGTATTTAAGTTCTTCGACTTGCGCTCGGGTAATAGAGGGCCACTCTTTTAGAGGAGTTCCTTCTAAAACCTCTTCCCCATTGTTTTTAAAGCCGCTATATTGGTTAGAGAAACGCTTTAAATCTTTGGGAGTAGCGAGTCGATTGATAATGCTATCCTTATTCCCAGGCTGCATTATTTCGATGTACTCCTTGTCTTCGTATATGGGTCGCCCTTCTTCTGTAGACTTAGCTCGATTATGATGCGGGTATAAGTAAAACCGCACGTACAGCAATTCATCACCAGGATTTCCCCGAGAATGTTCATTGTCAAACGCTTGCTGCGTCATTTGTAAATCAGCTTCATTTAAAGACATTTCGTTCTCCTAATTATATATTTATAGTATGTCTGTGAATTTAAGCCAAGCAGAATAGGATCTGTTTTATCGCACTTAGAATAGTACGTAGGGAGTAAACAGAAATATTGAACAACCTTATTCTCCTAAAAAGGGGGAGCCGAAGCTCCCCCAGATTACTAGAATGGGAAGTCGCAGACAATTTCCTTGTCTGAAATATCCCCTGCAATGGCACAGATGTTGTCTGTCACCGCTGCCGATACATCAAGCGTACCGTCTGCGGATCCAGTTGGCGTAAGCGGATCTCCATCCGCACCCGCCGTCAAAGCGATGGTAAGAGTAGCCGGACCTTTAATTTGAATCCAGCATTCATCGCCATCTGATGGGGCTCCTACTAGAACACCCGCCCCTATTTCAACCGAATCACTAAGATCCGATGTAACAGCGTGGTTCTTGTACCCATCAAGAGTGTAGTAGTACGCAACTTCTCCAGCAACACCGTCTACGGCTGCTGATCCTTCATCGTACACTACCCACTTGTAGGCTAAGTTTGCCCCAACTGAGCTGACATTCCACATCACTTGCCCCAATCTATAAGGGGATGAACCATTAGCGACATCAGCAGCCAACACAATTTGAGAAGGATTAATACCTATATTGCTCATAACGGTAGCCTCCTAAGCGTTAACGTCGAGTCGACCCAAGAACTGAGCACCTGACGTTGTCAGGTTTCCAGCCCATGCAAGGATCTGCACTTCGGCGTCTTGGTTGGTGGCATAACGCCGATTTGGCGAAAGAGGCCGCATATTACGCTGCGCGTGGGGTCGATAGTGGAGGTAGTCGCAGTTCAAAAAGAACCCGACACCAGTTGGCGCGTCACCGCCAATACCCCCGTCTAGCACAACATCAGCGTCCATAAACTTGATTGATGGGAACCCAAGGTTACCGACTTCCGGGGAAGTAAAACGTTGAAGAGCTTGTAAGCTCGCCATGTACGCTAGCCATGTGGTGTTGTCCATCATGATAAGATCAGGACGATCACTACCCCGCACACATGCCGCCCAGAGGGTGTTCATGTCTGCTTGGATCGTGTTGGTGTTTGCAGCATCCTGAATTTGATTGCGCCAAAAAGTCCAAGTCGCGCGGTTAATTCCGCCATACGTTCCGCTAGTATTAGCCAGCGGTATAGCAGCCTCAAGTCCGTCGATCTCTTTACCGCCGTTGGCAGTGCCATCGGAGTAAATGCCTTCATTGACGATGTTGGACATTGTGGATTCCGCCACGCCCAACCGTGCTTCCATCAAGTCTATCATCTGTTCTTTACCAGCATTTTGGAGTTGTTCCAAACCACTGATAACAACTGGAGCCGCACACTGTTTTATGGTGTATTCGGCCGCACTGATAACGTCTGACGCGGCGACGGGTAGTAGGTCGTAACCTGAATACCAGCCTGCGTTGCCGTTTTCAGCAAATGATAGCTCCTGATAGATCTTGTGACCTCCAGAAAACGTTTTGATCTTCCCACGTTGCGACATACGCATAAGCAGCGCGTTGTTGGAAGTAACGTTATCTGCGATCTTTTTTGTCCGCGACTCAATGGTCGTGGCTAAGATATCAGAAACATTGGGAAAAGCCATGCTTATCCTCCAAGTTAGTTAAAAGAAAAACCCTGGGAGTACTTTCGATCATGCGGTTTACACCTTGTCGTAAGCACCAATAAGCATGCGGACTTGCGCCCTTGCTAGCAGTGAGAGTGCGGACCACAGCCCTCTCTCGAGCATAGATACGAACCATACACATCACAGCCCGTGTTTGCAACTACTGGCGGACAGCCTCTTCCCAGGCATCTGCTAACGTACTACGTAGATCTGCTGCGGTGTTGCTACCTTCGCCTCCAATACTGCCCGTAACACTGCTGGCGGCAGCTTCTTTGGCTTTCAATTTAGTAGCGTTGTTTTTTAGTCGTTTCTGTGTATTGCGAGATTCCAGGACAGCCGAAACATCTGGGTTTAAAAGTACAGCTTTATCGTACGCCTGCTGCAAAGTCATCGTCTGATTACGATTAGCAGCCATTTCCATTAAATCTGCCATATCGCTACGAACTTCGCTCATAAACTCAGCGTTATTTTCAAACTCAGTAATTTCCTGGTTAACGTGGTTAACCGTGTTGGACTGGTATGATTCCCTAGCTCCACTGACTTGCTTCATCATCTGTTCTACAGGACCAAGCCGCTGATCCAACATAGTTTGCATTTTCGTTTCTTCAGGAGTTACGGGTGATTCACCTACCAGCATACTGTCTAGCATGCTTATATCAATCCCGTAGACACGGATTATATCCGCTATTGTACCGGCTTTTTCCTGAGGAGAACCTAATCTAAAAACAGCAGCGGTTCGGGCTAGATTTCCAACAGCGGTTAATTCATCGGCCCCCTCCATAGCCATAATTTGGGCATAGGGAGCTAGGGTTTGCTTTATAGCGCTACCGAATTTACCGTCTTCAGCATATCGTTGAATACCGGCCGAATAAGCATTTTCCCGACGCACTACTTCAGCTTTAACAGTGGGAGACAAAGACGACCATTCTTCCCGCACAGAAGCACCCCACCCTGCGGGGGCTTTTTCATATTCACCACTAGCGGGTTTTTCATCTTCTCCTACAGGATTTTCATTCGGAATTTCAGATACAACCGCTGGCTCT